GCCCCCTCCACAGACTGACAACACCCGGCAATAGTTGAGTGAGCAGCAAACGCGAACAGATCCTCGCTGCCATCACCACCACCCTTGCCGGCACCGCTGGCGTTGGTAGCAGGATCTACCGATCCAGGGTTGATGCATTCTCCCGCAATGAAGCGCCTGCCATCGTGGTGGAAGGTGGCCGGGAGACTGCAACCGTCATCAGTAACTGCAAGCTCGACTGGACGCTAGACGTGCTGGTGGCGATCTATGCCAGGGGTGTAGTGCCTGATCAGCTAGCCGATCCAGTCCGCGTCAGCGCTCACGCCAAGCTCATGGCCGATCGCAGTATCGGCGGCCTGGTAATGGATATCGTGCCGGTCAGCGTTGATCCGCAACTGGAAGCAGCAGATCAGCCAGCGGTGTGGATGGTCTGCACGTATCAGGTCCGCTATCGCACCAGTGTTGAAGATCTGAGCGTCTGAACTGAGTCCATAGGCTGAAACTACATGATTCAGGCCTATGGCTCGAACCACCACATCGCAGCCCGTGGAGGTTGTGGAGCCTGCTGCAGCGCCAGCAGCTGATCCTTATGCAGGTCATGGCGGTGAGTACGTGCTGGACATGCTCACTGGTGAGCGTAAACCCGTAACCAAATCTGAGGAAGTCTGATGGGCCTTCAAACCAACAAGCGCTGGATCATCGTTGAATCTGAAGCAACGTACGGGCAGGATGCACTGCCTGATGGTGCGGATGCCATTCTGCTGCAGAGCCTGAACCCCACGCCAATGCAAGGCGATGTGGTGCAGCGCGAAGTCGTCCGCGCGTACCTGGGCGCTGGCGAACAGTTCATGGCGAATGTTCGCAGCGGCAATGAGTTCGCCGTCGAACTAGCCGGTTCTGGCACCACTGGTGCTGCTCCACGCCCCGGCCGACTGCTGCAGGCTTGTGGTTTTGCTGCTACCACCACGGCGTCGGTTGTTACCGGCACTGCTACAGCTGGTGCTGCCAACAGCATCACGCTGGCTGCTGGTGCTTCGGCGGTGAACAATTTCTATACCGGGATGATCCTGCGGATCACTGGTGGCACTGGTGCCGGCACGGTGGCGCTGATCACGGGTTATGTGGGTGCTACCAAGGTGGCGACCCTGTTGCCCCTTGGTGGGTCGGTAACTCCTACCGCGACGAGTGTGTATTCCATTGATGTGCAAACGGCTTATACGCCTGTTAGCGCGTCGTATGGCAGCGTCAGCATCTACACCTATATCGACACGGTGGTGCATAAGTCACCGGGCAGCCGCGGCACATTCTCGCTCAATGCTGAGGTAGGCGGGATTCCTCTGGTGAACTTCACCATGACGGGGCTCTATTCGGCTCCGGCAGATGTGATCCCTCCTGTTGCCAGTTATGGCGATCAGGCCACGCCAAACATCTTCAGGCAGGGGAATACTGGCGGCTTCAGGCTGCAGGGATATTCTGGCTGTCTGCAGAGTGTATCGCTGGACATCGGCAATACGATCGACTATAGCGAGCGGGTTGGCTGCGCTAAGGAGGTGAATATCACGGCTCGTGCGATCACCGGTAACGTGCTGATCGAAGCGCCGACGATGGCGCAGAGGGATTATTTTACCGCTGCGCTGAATGATGGGTTGCTGGGTGAGCTGTCGTTTATCCACGGCACCGCAGCCAACAATATCGTTGGGCTGTATAGCAACCGGGTGAAGATCGGCGCACCAACGTACGAGGATCTTAACGGTACTCAGATGCTGCGTGTTCCGGTGACGCTGATCCCATCGGCCACTGGTAACGACGAGCTGCGGCTGGTGTACGCATAGGCTGAGGTTGCCTGTGGAGGCATTCTGAGCGTCTGCAGCAATGCAGGCGCTCTTTAGTTTGTAGGGACACCGTTGGTGCAACCTCCATGGCATTTGTACTGTCGAAAGAGTCGTCTTACAGCCGGCCCGTGCCGTTTGATGTAGCTGTAGACGGCGACGAAGAAACCGGATTTGAGCAGCAGGAAATCACGATCCGGTTTAGGGATATGCCCAGATCATGGGTGCTGGCGACGCTGGAAAAGACCAATGCCGAAGAGATCACCGACGCTGAGCTGTGCCGTGAAGTGATTATTGGATGGTCTGGCGTTGAAGACGAAAAGGGTAAAGCGGTGCCCTTTAGCGCAGAAGGACTGGATGAGCTGCTGGAGAAACGTCACTTTCCTGGTGCAGCAGTTTCGGTGTTCTTTGAGAGCCTGCGGGGGAGGAAGGTAAAAAACTTGCCGACGCCGCAAGACACTGGGTTGGAAGCGGCAGCGTAAGAGACGAAACGGCAGCTGATGCGGCGGCCCTCGGCATTCCTGTTGAGCCGCCGCCAAGCAAGCCAAAAGACTTTGAGGTGTTGCGGGACAACTGGCCCGCAGTGGTGATGTGGAGCCGCGTTCAAACGCAATGGCGGGTATCAATGAACGGCATGTTTGGGCTGGATTATTCGGTGCTGGCGTGGCTCTTTACGCTGTATGCAGTAGATGACCCGCGCGGGCTGTTGGAGGATCTCCAGGTCATGGAAAGCGCGGCGCTGGCAGCAATAGGGAAGGGGGACTAAGGCATGGTAGCCAGTCTTGATACTGCAATCCGGCTGTCAGCTGAGGTAAAAGGCGGCGGCAATATCGACCGTGTTAAGCGGTCACTGCAAGATCTTGGCAAATCGTCGCAGGTAAGTGCGCGTCAAATCGATCTGCTGTACCTTGAGACGCAAAAGCTTTCCAAGGTTTCTAATAGCAGCGTAAACGCGCTAAACCAGCAAAAAGCTGCATTAGAGTCGCTTCGTAACTCTGTCAATCCTGCAAGCCGGCGCTATGCGCTGCTGTCACAGGATATTGCAAAAGTTACTGCCAGCCTGAAGGAAGCAGATGCAACAGCTGCAGGATTCAGTCTTGCTGCAGCGTTGACGACATCAACTACCGCAGCAGCGGCGGGAATGGTGAGCTTCGGCGGGTTTACTGCCAGCACTCAGTCTGTTGCGGCAGCATTAAGCCGCATGGGCGTAAGCGGCAGCAAGGCTAGCGAGATGTTGCGATCACTGCAGGGTGAAGCAAGCAGCACAACTGTAACAGCGCAGAAGCTAAATCTAACGCTCAATCAGGCATTTGCATCAACACCTGAAAAGGCGGCTGCGCAGATTAACACAATGCGCCAGGCGCTGGCGCAGCTAAAGATTGGTTCGGAAGAGTACCTGAAGGCATTAGTCAGGGTCAACGAAGCCGAGGCTGTCAGCCAGGCGCGTACTGGCCGATCGGCGGTCATTGCTGCAAACAAGGCCTATGCAGGGCCAACCATGACAAGCGGTTATGGCAGCAATGTGCGACTGCCGGGCCTACCTAACACGATGGCTGCAGACATGCAGCGGGTGTCTGAGCTAACCGCGCGTGTTCAGAATCTAGATCGTTCCACTGATGAGTATCGGCGGTCGCTGCAGGAATTAGAAGCAGTCCAGAAGCGTCTCAATGGCCAGCCTGGGCGTAACCGCATGGGCTTCAGGGATGCTGCTGCAAGCGCTGCGGGCGTAGTTGCCATGGGCGGTGGACCAATGAGCGCACTGGGCGCCATTGGTGGTTCCCTAGCGTCTTCTGGTGGTGCTGCAGGTCTTGCCGCAGCTGGTGGGATCAGTGCCGCCGTTGGCATTGGTGTACTGGCTAGTCGTGTTGGCGTAGATGCTGAAACTGCTGAAGTACGGCTGCGGGCGCTTACCGAGCAGTTTGGCGAATACAACCAGGCGCAGGCAGCAGCGGCACGAATCGCGGATACCTTGCGGATCAGCCAGATCGAGGCAGCAGATGGGTTCAGCAAGCTTTACGGGGCGCTGCGGCCCACGGGTATCACGCTGAAGGAGATTGAGGATGCGTTTGTTGGATTCACCGCTGCGGCAAGGGCTAGTGGTGCAACTGCAGATGAGAGCCGCTTTGCGCTGGTTCAGCTGAAGCAAGCGCTGGGCTCAGGGATCCTGCAAGGTGATGAACTGCGGTCGATCCGCGAGCAAGCGCCGGCCGTGGGTCAGGCGATTGCCAAGGAGATGGGCGTCACCATCGGTGAACTGAAGAAGCTGGGCGAGCAGGGCAAGATCACAACGGATGTGGTGATTCGTGCGCTGGCCAAGCTGAGGGGCGAGAAGCTGGGGCAGTTGAATGACCAATTCAAAACATCTGCACAGGCGATTAAGGATCTGCAGGTAGCTACTGAAGACTTTGGGCGAACTGTTGCGCGTGCATTCGGGCCTGCAACGGTTGGCATTCTCCGTACGTTCACCGGTCTGCTGGACCGTGTTAATGATGGCTTTACGGGGTTTTCAAATGCTCAGCTTGAGATTCAGGCACGCAGCCAGGCCAGTCGTGAAGCGCAGAAGAAGTTTGGTCCGCTGGGGCAGCTCCTGAACGGAGGCCAGTACAACGCGTTTGTTGATCAGCGCTCGGAGCAGCTGCGTAGGCAGATTCAGCAGCAGCGTGCAGCATCGCCTGACCGGGCTTCTGCTGAGCAGCAGAGCGCTCGCGCTGCAGCTGCTGCAGAGCGTAATGCTGCCCGTGCGCGTGCTGCTGCTGGGGGTAGCGGAACATCGGCAGCCGCCCGACGCGCAGAGGCAGCTGCAGAACGCCGCGCAGACGCTGATGCCAAGCGTGCCGCCAACGAACAGGAGCGGATCCTGGAGCGCCGCCAGGAGCTGACCAAACAGGCGCTGACGCTGCAGGAGCAACTGCGGCGGAGCCTTGAGGATGTCACCGCTGAGATGGCTGGCGTTGGCGCTTCTGATGCGGACAAGCTGTGGCTGCAGCGTAATGACGCCATCACCGAGAACAATCGCCAGGTTGATGGGCTGACTAAGAGCGTTGCTGAGCTGTATCGAGAGGTGCAAGCTGCTGGTGGTCAACTTGACATCGCACCGTTTAGGGCACTGATTGATCAGATCTCAGCTGCCAATGTAGCGCTAGCTGATGCAAACTATCAGGAAGGTATGGCCGACCTGTGGAGCCGTCAAGGTGAAGCGATTGATAGGGCTACGGAGTCTGTATGGGAGAACGCTCGCGCTTTGCAATATAACAGCGACATTATGGGCGGCCTGAAAGATGGCCTGACTGGTTATATCGAGCAAGTTGGCACTATGCGAGAGGCATTGTCCAACCTTGGTCAGCAAGCGTTTAAGGGCGTTGAGGATAGCCTGGTTTCGCTTGTTACTACTGGAACAGCTAACTACAAAGAGTTTGCGCGGAGCATCCTTGAGTCCACGTCGCGGATCATTATTCAGCAGATTGTATTAAAAACCATCATGCAAGCCATCGGCGGCATTAGTGGTGGCAGCAGCATTGGCGGTTTCACCCAGTTCAATGCTGGTGGTGTTGGCTTCAACCCTGTTGCATTCTCTGGCGTCAGCTTCGCCGGAGGTGGCTTCACAGGCAGCGGCCCACGGTCGGGAGGGCTCGATGGGCAGGGCGGATTCATGGCAATGCTGCACCCGCGTGAAACGGTGATTGATCACACTCGACCGATGGCGCTGCAAGGCGGCGGCACCACCAGCGTGGTGGTGAACGTGGATGCAAGCGGCAGCCAGGTGCAGGGCAACACCGGCCAGGCCGATGCCCTGGGGCGTGACCTTGCGGCTGTGGTGGATAGCCGCCTCGTGTACCACAAGCGCCCTGGTGGGTTGCTGGCCCCGCGATGACGTTTACATTCACGCCGGATTTTCCCTGCACCGAGAGCAGTACGCCACGGGTGAACCGGTTTGCGGTGCCGAATTATGAGCAGCGCACCGGCTTCGGGATTAACCCGATGGTGGACAAGTGGGATGTAGCGTTCAGCGCACGTAGTGCAACAGAGCGAGACAATATCTTCGCGTATCTTGAGGCGCGGCGAGGCGCTGTGCCATTTCAGTGGTCAACGCCATTTGGTGAAACAGGATCATTCGTCTGCCCCAAGTGGAGCACGACATTAGATAGCTGCAACCTCAGCACAATCCGCACGTCGTTTGAGCTGCAGTATGTTGCTGGTGGGCCGAATATTGCAACACCAGCAGCACCCACCACGGCGTTTGCATTTGCGCCTGATTTTACAGCTGATCTGAGCTACGACGGCCAGGCAAAGGCGATGGGCTTTGGTGAGGGCTATGGCCAGCGGGTTGCGTTCGGACTGCGACCACAGGAGGAAACCTGGCGGCTGCAGTTCCGCAATCGCAGCAATACAGAGCGGGGGTTGATCCGCAACT